CCGTATATATAATTTCAGTAACCTAAGTAATATAGATAAAGGAAAATGGTATGCAACTATAGTAGAACATGAGATAACCCCTAATCAAGGTTACATTTGTAACATGGATGCTGTAAGAAAACCCAAAATCATATCCCGTATAATGGAAAGTAGGGAAACAGATATGGGCACAAATAAATCAGAATCTGGTTATAAGAAAAAAGAAATACAATATGTAACCCAGGATTCTAATTCATCTATTATATTCCCCGGATTAAATTATGATGATATAAATAACAGATTAGAAAAACAAATTATAGCCGAAAGTTACTATCAAAATGATAATGATATAGCCTTTGCAACTAAAGGTGAAGTTAATAACACAAAACCAATAATAAATGCATCAGACGTCTAAACACATGTCAGAAAGCTTATGGTATAAACTTATATACTATGGGCTAGAGTTCTTCGGAAGGTATTATTCTACCTATCGGGGTTTTGTTGTTGATAATAATGATCCAGAAGGTTTGAATAGGATAAAAGTTATTTACCCGGGTTTAATACCTAATGACAAAGTTGGTTCATGGGCATTCTCTAAAGGGCAGTGGGGAGCTAATAATTATGGAGTACAGATGTTACCACAAAAAGGTGATATGGTGTTAATAGAATTTGATCATGGTGATTTAGATTATCCTATATGGTCACATGCTGGTTATGGTGAAAAAGAAAAACCAGAAGAATTTAAAAATACAGATGTTTATGGGTTTAAAACCCCACAGGGAAATATTATAACTATAGATGATTCTGGGCAAATACTAGTAAAATATAAAACTGGAAAAGAGTATATTATAATTGAAGAAAATCTATTAAAACTAGAGTCTAAAATAATACAATTGGGAGATAAAGGGGAATACAAAGCAGTGAAAGGGGAAACGAATAATGATAAGCTCCAAGCCATTTGTGAAAAACTAAATTCTCTTATCGAAATATTCGTTTCCCACTCACACCCCGGTGATGGTGCTCCAGCATCTAATATAGCCCAAGCTACAAGCTTAGGTCAAGAAATACAAACCCTTATACAAGTGTTACCAGAAACACTAAGTGATAAAGTCAAACTAGACTAATACTCAAATATTATGGCAAACAAATTCATAGGTAGTGGTATAATATTCCCAATAGAACTTAATAATATGGGTAGACCAGATTACGTAAGTGACATAAGGTTAATATTATCATCTATAAAGAATATTTTATATTGGCCTAAAAACACAAGGTTTTTCAATGAAAACTTTGGAGCACGTATACCGGAGTTATTGGAAGAACCAAATGATGGTGTAGCAAGGTCTTTATTAAGAACCTTCGTTGAAGAAGCAATAGCAACTTACGAAAAAAGGATAATAATAAAGGACATAACAGTTCATTCCTACGATGATACCAAAGTAAATCTTAAAATGACCTTTTCTTTAAGAACCAGTAAGATAGAAGAAACATTTATATTCCCTTACTATAAAATCGCAATATAATGGCAACTGTAAAAAATCCATGGGTAGGTTACCTAGACAGAAACTTTCAAAAGATAAAAAATAGAATACTAACTCGTATGGGGGAAACCATACCAGAAGTTAGTGACCATTCGGATTCTAACATACTGGTAATAGCCATAGAGAGTTTCTCTGGAGCATCAGAAATGATAGCCTATTATATTGATAATATGGCTAGAGAGGCTTTCATAACAACGGCTAGAAGGTACTCATCAGTGGTAAAGCATACAAGGCTTATAGATTATAGAATAAAGGCTATGATACCGGCGGCGGCAGATGTAACAATATTCTTTATAAGTGCAGGAAACCCATTACCCAATCCAGCAGAATTCATAATACCTATGGGAGTTATATTTACCACCAATAATGGTATAGAGTTTATAACTACATCAGCCACTACTGTAACAGCAGGAGCTACATCGGCAACAGTAGTAGTAAGGCAAAAAACTGCAATAATTGGTGACAATCTAGGTATAACCAGCGATGCAGTTGACCAGGTATTTACTTTAGGTACACAATATGTTAATGACAGTGTAAACCTTATGGTAGGGGGAGAACCTTGGATAAGACAGGACACATTAGGAAGGTCAGAACCAGATGATAAACATTTTATAGTCGATGTATCAGCTCAAAAAGAAGCCTATATAAGATTTGGGGATAATATAAATGGGGCTATACCATTACCCGGTTTAAGCGTCATAACTGATTACTATATAACAACTGGATCATTAGGTAACGTGGAGATAAATACTATCATAAATACTGACTTTGATTTCACTGTTTATGATATACCCCAAACTAACATAACCAATATTAGTAAAGCAACAGGGGGAGCAGACTTTGAAAGCATACAAAGGATACAGAGATCAGCACCACTATCATTAAGAACATTATTAAGAGCGGTAACAGACCAGGATTATAAGGATATAGCATTATTAGCTCCTGGAGTTGATAAAGCAGAAATGTTTTTCTCATGTGGTAAGTATGTATACCTATACATAGCCCCAAATGGTGGCGGATTAGCTACCACTGGGTTATTAGCAGATGTGGAACTATATTTCAAAAATAAGAAAATGGTTACTACTTTCGTAAAAGCATTACCGGCTGGGGAATCTGGCATAAGGATGAAATTAACTGTTACTGGTAGATTCAGGAAAGATGGTATACAATTATATAATGAACTTAAGGCTTTATTATTAGATAAATATTCTTACGAAAATTCTGATGTTAATAAAACCATAAGGACATCAGACCTTATAGCTTTGGTAGATAACTACAAAGATGTGGATTACTTATCACTGGATGAGTTATACATAAAACCATATATAAGACCTGTTAATCATACCTCACAACTTAATTACACTATAACACTTAATAGTGGTAGTATAGCAACACAAATATGGAAACTTAAATATAATGGGTTAAACTTTATCCTATTAAAAGGAAATGTACAAGTTTCTAATATGACCATAGGAGTTCCTTTCACAGATACTGGTAATGTTATTACACTAGAAATAGAACCAGGTACTTATACAACCGGACAAGAATGGGAATTCAGAACCTTACCTATAAATAAGGATCAGGTAATAAATGATTACTCGGTACCTATACTAAGGGAAGAGGATTTAGAGTTAAATATAATCGAACAACTTTCTATATAATGGGATGTAAATTAGCAGATTTCGATAACGTAGACTTTAATAACCAGGACTTCTTTGTAAATAAGTTCACCAATAGGTTCTTGAAATGGTTTAAGGATTTGATACCTTTACACATTAAAGTATTGGATAGTTATAAAGATTCTAATGATGAAGGCCTATTCGAAAGATATATGGCCTTATTCGGTTGGTACATAGATACAGACATAATACCTGAGATAAATTGTTATCTTAATATTATAGATGCATCCATAGCAGAAGAAAAATACCTAAACCACTTATCAGACACATTAGGTAATCCTCCAGATGTATTTTTAAACATAGACCAATATAGGAATTTATTGACATATATTGTAAGTGTTTACAAGATAAAGGGGACATCAGATGCTTATAAATTATTCTTTAGTATATTAGGATTTGATATAGTTATAAATGAGATTGAACCTGATTTCTATGAACCTAATTATGATAGTGGTAGAGTATATGATGAGACAACAATTCTATCCCTATATGACCAAGGCGATTGTCAATATTGTTCATCCTATGAGATAGTGTTCTCATATAAGGATAGCGGTACAGTTATATTCGATGCTTCAATATTAAATAAATTAAGAGCAGCTATAGAATTTAATGAACCAATAAATGCTGTATTGGATAGTTTAACTTTAAGGGTAAAACTAGAAGACAGTATACATGTAGCAGTAGAAGATACATTAACATCCAAGTTAATACCATTACCATATTATGATAGCTCCAGATTATACGATTCTGATATTGATTATGATAGTCCCTTAGATATAGAGGGATTAATATCTAATATAGAATGGCAATCTTTAACCACGGGTAATCAACTTAACTTAACTGCTGCATTACTTAAAAACCTACCAAGTGGTATAACCTTTGACCTAAGTAAATCATTTGTTAAAGTAGAAATGAAACAAGGTATGATAAGTTTAGGTCAAATAGCTGGTTCACTTATATACTTAAATGACCCAAGCACAAGGATAAATACCCAAGTAATAAGT